ATCAACAGGAGCCGCGCATCCTCGTTCACTTTGCCTCGCTCACGAACCAGGGCCTGACCGGTGCCGCCGAGTTCGTCAAGGCATACCGCGATGACCCTTCTACAGACTTCCATCAGATGGTTGCCGATGTCGCCGGAATCCCGCGCAGGCAGGCCAAGACGCTGAATCTCGGGATCATGTACGGGATGGGCCAGACCAAGATGGCGACCCAGCTAGACATCTCCATAGACGAGGCCAGACGCCTCCTGCGCCAGTACCATGAGGACGTGCCATTCGTGAAAGAGTTGATGGACGTGTCTCAACGGCACACGGCCCACCCTCTTAAAGGTGGTTCCGTCAGGTCCCTGCTTGGCCGCAAGTGCCGCTTCGATCTCTGGGAGCCGGTCCAGTTCGTCTCGGCACGGGCGCATCCAAAAGAGAAAGCCGTTTTGGAGTATGGCGACAACATCAAACGAGCGTACACGTACCGCTCATTGAACCGATTAATTCAAGCTAGCGCAGCCGATCAGACAAAGGCCGCGATGGTCGCCGTAAACAAGGAGCACGATGCCGTCCCCCTCGTTCAGGTCCACGACGAATTGGCCTTCTCGGTCACCTCCGAGGAAGAGGCTCGCGCACTTTGCAAAACGATGGAAGAGGCGGTCGAATTAAAGGTTCCGACACCGTGCCAGATATCGCTTGGTGACACGTGGGGAGACCTCGTGAAACTTGACGATTAAGGATTTGTCCCTTATATATGCAGAAGAACAGGAGGTCATCATGGACCCCGGACGATGGAAATCAGTTGTGGTGCCAATTGCCACCTACAGGGTGCTTCGTGACATGGCGAAGCGTGAGCACCGAACCATTAGCGGGCAGTTCACCTTCCTCCTCGAAAAGCATCGAGAGAGCGAGACACAAATATACACGGCCCATGGACAACAGGTTGTCAGAGAGGCGGCAGAGAAATGTTAACCCCTCTCGTCGTGGCAATGGCCGCATATGGAGTGATTCTCCTTGTCAGCAAAATTGCCCAGTGGGGAATTTAACGTAATATGTGCCGATCCACCCTGGACGTTCCAGACATGGAGCGCCGAGGGTAAGGGCCGCTCCCCCGAACAACACTACGACTGCATGAGCCTCGCCGATGTCCGGGCGCTTCCCGTTCAAGACATCGCCGCCGAGGATTGCGCCCTGTTTCTGTGGGTGACCGACCCGTTGCTTCCCGAAGCCTTCAAGCTTATCGAGGCCTGGGGTTTCACATATAAAACGGTGGCGTTTTATTGGGCCAAGTTAAACAAGTCCGCCCCACGGCTCCTCTTTGCGGTGCCCGATTTCCACACAGGCATGGGCTACTGGACACGGGCCAATCCCGAACTCTGCCTTCTCGCTACAAAAGGCAAGCCGCAACGCGTTTCAATGTCGGTGCGACGGCTCGTCATCGAGCCACGCCGCGAGCACTCCAGAAAGCCCGACGAGGTGGCAGACCGTATTGTCCATCTCATGGGCGACGTTCCCCGTATCGAGCTGTTTGGCCGCCAGTCTCGCAGAGGCTGGACGACGTGGGGAAACGAGGCCGATAAGTTCGATGGCGGTTGACAGTGACAACGCGCTGCGTCAATATAAGAGTCCTCCCAAGCGACTGCCCAGTTGTTGACTCCTGTTGGGTGGGCGCTGAAACCCCCTGGCCTCCGAGATTCGTTCTCGGAGGTCCTTTTTTCTTGACACCTGTGGGACATCTCCCATATATAGGGTGATGCAGAAAGGAGTCAGACTATGATCGATGTAAAAGATGTCGTCGGCGATTTGCAACAGCATCGCGCTGCCCTGGCACGAGAGGTCAAGACACTTAAATGCCTGATCGAAGCACAGGGCACGGGCAGTTTCCATACGACCATCTCCGTTCTGGACTGGCGGGTGGGGAAACTTGATGCGGAAATCTTGAGCTGGGGGACACATGATGCGTGATTTCTCACCCACCGAGCTTGTCCGCCTCGAACTCAATTGCCTGAAAGCGGCGTCCAAGGCCCATGATCCGGATTTCAAACGGATCTGGCTGGAACACGCGGCGTCTCTTCGCGCCAAATACGACAAAACAAAGGAGTTGCACTGATGTTTGAGTGGCTGAAACGCAAGAAAATCGAGGGGGAGCCGGTCGCCGATATGAGGATCGACGCTCGCGACCACCAGTGGATACACGACCAGCGGCAGGGAACTCCGAAGGTGCTGCTGAAGTATGCAGGACTCCGGACGGTGCCGAAATGGTGCCATCCGGGGCAGTCAGGGAAAACGATCATCTGCCCGGAGTGCGGCGACCACGCGCACGTGTACCACTTCGCCTGGACCGCCGTGACCTGTGATTCTTGTGGTGCGGATGTTCCGAAACATGACTGGTACTTGGCGGCTTCAAACGAGGATGGTGAAAAATAACTTGTTGACATCCCGTGATCTCCTATTTATATAGGACATGTTGAGACTTAACACATAGGAGGGGCAAATGCCCACGGCTAAGAAAGAAACCGTCACGATCTCCGTCAGCAAGCTTACCCAAAAGTCTTGCACCTTACGCCTTCTCGGTACGACGCCGCTTTACCAGAACCGCATGTCGGCCAAAGCCAAACAGGAATTCCTCGTTGGCGGCGGAAAAGGCAAATCCAAAGCGGAGCGGGCGCACATCAAGCACGACCCGCTCCAAGAGTTTGTGGATGCCGCCGAGATCATACCGGACGGCCCCACGGCTTTGGGCATGAAGGTCATCGCGGTCAAGGCGGCCATGGCTACCGCCGCCCTCGAAACGGAGGGCGTCTACAAAACCGAAATCCAGCGGCTCCTGTTCATGCCGGGGGACTTGGTGCCTCTTTATGGCACGCCACATCTCAAGATGGACATCGTCCGCCAAGGGGGCATGAACAAGACCCCCGACATCAGGACGCGCCCATACCTTCCCAAGTGGGGAACGGAAATCGAGATGCGCTACATCACCCCCCAGTTAAATCTCACGTCCCTGTTCAACATACTCTGTAATGCGGGCGTGTTGATCGGACTGGGCGACTACCGTCAGGAGAAGGGGAAAGGCAACTTCGGGTCTTTCCGCGTCATCTCCGCCGACGAACAAGACGACGCGTGGGATGACCTCGTCGCACATCACGGCAGGGATGCCCAGCAACGAGCACTGGACAATCCCATGTGCGCCGATGCGGACACGGAAGATCTCATGCAGTTCTTCAACGACGAAGTGATTCGGAGGGAAGCTGCATGAGCGTCAAACTCCTGCGCAAGCAGCGGGCGGAAATCGTAAAGGATTTTTGCCTGCGCCACGGTGGGGTCTACAACCCCCAGACGTTTGTCGAGGAGGTCAGGTCCACGGGGCCTGACCATCCCGCCTTCGACTTTTTCACATGGGACGACACAAAAGCAGCCCGCGAGCATCGCACGTGGCAAGCGCGGATGTTCGTCCAGGGTTTGAAACTGGTGTTCCAAGTGGAGCACCAAACCCCAACGGGCCGAATAAAAATCCAGGAGCGCGACGTGCCCCTGCTTCTGTCGCCCTCGTCCACGAGACAGGACGGGATGGGTTATTATATATTCGATCCTAACGATCCCGACCATCTGGAGGAGCTACGCCGACAGGCCGTCGTTGACCTCAAGGCATGGCTCGTGCGCTACGCCGTCGCGCTCGATACGGCAGGGCTCACGGCCCAGCCCCTTGAACGGATCATCTCGATCCTCGAACCCGCAACCACTGCTCTACAAGCAGCGGAATAGGAGTGTTGGCACGGCAGGCCGGGATTGGCATGTACTGGATTGGTGAGGTCAGGCGCACTGTGGAGCGGCAAGGCAGACACGGTAGGCGAGGACAGGTTAGGTTCGGCGGTGTGCGGGGAGCCACGGCCAAAGGCGATGCGCCGTGGCGACATCTGGCATGGCAGGCGTGTACCGGAGCGATGGAGCAAGCCGAGGCGAGACCGGGCCGGGTTTGTTTTGGCGCGGTTTGATGCGACACGGCAGGCCTGGAAGGCTTCGGCTAGGTGTGCCATGGCCGGGTCTGGAAAGCTTCGGCAGTGTTTGGCATGGTTCGAATTGTTACGTTCTGGAACGGCAGGCGTGTACCGGGCCGGGTTTGTTTTGGCGTGACATGGCGAGGAGTGATGACACAAGGCAGGCGCGACGGATCTTGGCTGGGTCAGGTGCGATGCGTCCCGGACTGATCGGGCATGGCTTGACGCGGACCGGAAACACAACGCAAGGCAGGCCGGGACCGGCCGGGACCGGATTGGCATGGCGCGACGGGTTTTGGTTTGGTCACGCGCGACCCGGAAACACAACGCAGGCTTGGTCCGGCTCGTTTTGGAGTAACTTGGCGGGGTCCGACCTGATCTGGAAAGTCCCGGCCCGGATGGGCAACGCAACACAACGCAGGCATGGAAAAGGGGGCGACAAATGGCTGACAACAGAATCTGCTCACGGTGCGGGGGCGTTGATGAGTTCGTCTACGAGATAAACTGGGAGCCTGTGTTTTATTGCGCCACGTGCGACGTCCAGAGTACCAGTTCTCACGAGCTTTATGGCCCCGACGAAAAGGCCGTGGACGACGCCGGAGAATAACTTCACGGGAGGGGGGCCGTGAAGCGTCGTTCCTGATTCGTTCTAAAGTTATCCACAGAGTTATCCACAAAAAAGCGACTCTCGACCGGAAAAACGACCGTGACTGGTCGTTTTTGTTTGACTTTATGGGAAAAATCCTTTAAAATCTTAATAGTGAAAAGAGGCGCTCGACCGGGGCGAAGTGGCAGCGGGCCACCGCTCTGACCCCCGGCGCAAGGCCCAAGGCTCTTTGACATTGTGGACCAAGCATCTGCTACGGTGAACCGTGGGCCGACTGCAACAGGAGTCAACTCATGGAAAACCACAAACACGTACTGCCAAACGGCTGCACGTTTCTGGCGATGTCGGGCGGCGGCTTCGGACACTGGGCCAAGGCCACCGATCCAATCACCGCGATGAGAGACGTGCGGCAAGCCGAGCGTCAACGCCGCTTCCCGAAGACACCCGTCTTCGTCATGTACGGCGACGACGAATCGCTCAACGCAAGCGACTTCGGCGGTTACACCTTTTCTTCGGACAAACCCCCGACACCAATCGGGATGTTTACAGTCACCGACCGAAGCATCAAGCCTATTAAAAAAGGCGAGTTCAATGAAACCCATCTCGATAATGACGGATGGATGTCAGCGCAACTCGAAGACATCCAGGAACAGGTGACGATATGGGAAAACGAAGAGACAAATAAAAAGTAACTGAAACCACGGCCCACGGTTCTCCATAGCAGGTGTCCCACCGTCCCACCTATAGTATGAATTCTATGAATTCAAAAAAAATAAAAGTCAGAATCCAGAGACGGGATTGGTGGGACAGGTGGGACAGTATGTATAAGTGCCTTATATATATAGATTTTTGCCCTCTCAAAGTGTCCCACGTCAGGATGCGCAACATATCGCTTATGGGACGGTTTCCCCGTGACTTATAGTTGATCCGACCTCCGGTTCACTGCTACTGTCGGGTAAATGATCCCATACGCCTCACTTAGAGGGTGTTCTTAAAGTCAAGTGGTGGGACAGTGCCGGGACAGCGTTGAAACTAAACGATAAAAGACCTTTTTGGAGGGTAAAATGCCCAATAGCAACAGGCCGGGACCAGACACTGGTGGGACAGGCAAAAAGGTCGCCACGCGTGGTCCAAATCGTAAGTTGACGAGGCGACAGGAAAAGTTCGTAAAGGAATTGGTTGCGAATGACGGTTTGATCACGATGCGTGAGGCGGCGATACGTGCAGGTTATCCTCCGGCTAGTGCGCATACTCGTGCTTACGAACTCACCAACAATAATATCTGTCCCCATGTAGTCTCTGAAATTCAACGGTATCGCGATGAGCTGGACGAGCAATATGGCGTCACATACAAGCGACACATCGCAGACATGGGCAAGATTAAAAATTTGGCTCTTGAAGGAGGTGCGTTTTCGGCGGCGGTGATGGCCGAAAAAAATCGGGGATTGGCGGCGGGACTTTATGTGAGCAAGTCAGAGATTCGAACTGGTAGTATTGATGCCATGTCGCGGGAGGACGTCGAACGTGAACTCGAACTCATTAGAAGCAGCTTTGAAACGGTTATCGACGGCGAAGCCGTCGAAATCCACGAATCAGATGCCGAAAGAAGCCCTGAAGAATCGGGAGGCGGGGTTGTGGAAGATCATCAGCGACGGATTGACGAGGACGGAGCGGCGAATTGAGACAACAAGGCTGGAGTCGTGGAGCCTGCCTGGGTTGCCCGATGTCTTGCTACTTAGCGAGCGTGGTGAGTTCAGCTGCCTCGAACTTAAAGCCGCTAAAAACTTTACTCGTAAAGTCGATCTGTCCCCCCATCAGTGTGCGTGGTTGTCTAGGCATTCTCACGGCCCTTGTTTTATTGTTATTCGCGATAGCAGCTTGGACATTCGTGTTTTTTGCGGCTCCGATGCTGTTAGCCTTCGTATGGATGGTGCTTCAGCCGTGGAGGCTCTACAAGTTTTTAAGGAGCCGTATGACTGGGACGAATTTTTCCAGTTGACCTGTCCGTTGTAGGAAAGTATAAGTAAAGTCCCACAACACAGGAGTCAAGGGCATGACATACGACTACGACTTTAAAGGTTCGCGTGAACTCACACCGGTAGAAATTAAGGATTTTACGCTGGAGCAGCTCCGGCTGATTTTTGAAATTCGTGCCGCTGATATATCTGTATATATCGGCATTCATGGTCGTGTTTGTCTATCGAGTGAAATTGAGAGTTCCTGTCTTAATGGTGCAAACGTTCAGGTCAACCTTAAAACATCTGTGCTTGATGACGTCATGGAAGACGAGTCGTTTCAGTATGCGTTGAAACAGGAGAGGTGCCCAACATGTGGAGAGTTGCTGGAGGACGCCGCGTGATGGGCTGGCTTGAAGATTGGCTGACCGACTTTTTCCAGCGCCTTGCAGAATGGTTCGAACGCCGAAATACAGGAGGGTAGAGAGATGCGAAAACTCACTAAAATCGAACAGGCGAGTGCCGATGCACTTGGTGACGTGGCTCTGTTTCATGTAACGGGCACGATCTTGAACAAAAATATACAAGACTGCAACGCCGCCATCAGAGACTTGTTGAAGCGCGAAGGCGTGATCGATTACGCTGAACTAAATCCCGGCGACAAGGTAACGCTTGAAGGCGTATATAGCGACGGGACTGAAACCAAGATTTCTGCGTACAGGGCGAGGACTCGCGGCGACAAGAGAATCTGGTTTAACGGCTTAAAGAACCACGCCGATGCTGGCGACGTAATGGCGCTGGTTATACGCGGCGGCAAACTGGTGATCCAAAATGTGACGAAGGGAATCGCTGTCGCCGTGTTTATCATTCCCGCGTTCGATGTTCCTGTTCCATTTTGACCGGCTGACTCCCCGGTTTAACTCGCCCCGCAATCGCGGGGCATTTTTTTGTTTGACTTGCTGCGTTATGCTATGTTATGGGTTTAATCCTACAACAAGACAAGGAGTCAATTTGATGGTCGATGAATGGAACAGTCTGATGGCCGATGAATGGAACAGTCGTGTGGACGTCCTGTATGTCTACGAGCGTTTACACAATGCGCTTGATTGTGACGATTTGGCACGGAAAATTTCTGAAATGTCGAGTGCAATGGCGCACAAGTTCACAGTCGATACCGGTGTTACCGCAGGAGTGGCGCTGGGTTGGGACACGCAGGCAAGATCAGTCAGGCACGGGGGTGCGTCGTTTACCCTCACAGATAGCGAAATCATTGAATTAGCGGCTAAAACCCACCCGGAAAAAACCAACGAGCTAGCGGCATACCTAGCCGGATGGCGTGACGATGGCCGGTTGTTGGATTTCGATTTAGACACGTGGCGGGAAGGCACGTGGCGGGAAGACGAGGAGTCAAACCATGATCAAAACAATTGACACCTTGCACCGCGCTCTAAAGCGCGGCGACTATTCTGGAGTCGTACTGTACGAAGGCCCGAGTCGAATTGATGGCAAGCCGATTGTCGCGATTGCTTGCCGGATTACTGACGCCAGCAACAACGGCAAAACCGGCGCAATGGTGCAAACGTTTATCATGCGTCGCGATATCGCCCCACATAAGGCCTTAAAAACCGGCGACGATGCGAGCGTATGTGGCGACTGTCCATTAAGGCCGATTCATAAAGGCGCGACGCGCTGCTATGTTCGCGTATATCAGGCCCCATTGTCTGTTTGGAACGCATTCCATCGCGGCAGATATGCCGTTCCCGGCGTCGATTTTGACGTGGCGTTGTTGGCGCAATTGTTCGCCGGTTTGTCATTCCGCATAGGGTCATATGGCGACCCCGCCGCCATTCCCGCCAGCATTTGGAAAACAGCGACTCGTCTTGTAAAGAACCGAACCGGATATACCCACCAATGGCGCAAACGAATTGGCGCGGGATTAAAAGGCCTTTGCATGGCGAGCGCAGACAACGAGCAGGACGTTGCCGACGCTACCGCCAAAGGGTGGCGAACTTTTCGAGTCCGCAAGATCGACGCGCCGGTGCTGGCGAACGAGTCCGTTTGTCCCGCATCTAAGGAAGGCGGACAACGAGTCCAATGCGACACATGCGGCTTATGCCAAGGCGCGACAATTGCCGCGCGCAATGTCGTGATCGCTGACCATGGTTTGATGGATTCGCGCCGTCGCGCCGTTGCTTAATTCTAGGCTTGCATAACAGGAAGCATTCCTATATGTTCCCATATAGCGGCGGGATGGCCCCGCCGCCTAACCTAAAACGGAGTCAAACATGTCAACTTTAATGTACAACAGCGCAACCGATATTAAAGTGGAACGCGATTATCTCGCAAACCTTCAAACACCCGCGCCAATGGGAAAGCGCCATGCGCCGTATCCGTTCCATGCGTTTGCAACCGATACTGTAGACGCGATAGAACGCGCCGGGTATACGATTGAACAAGAAGACTACGCGATTACTAAGGACGAACAACGCATGTTCGGTTTGTTAAATGTGTCGCGTCCCGTTGTGCCAGACGCGCCGACGTTTGGCGTCCCGGCATTACATCGCCCAAAATGGAATCTATTGGTGGCGTTGCGCGGCGCGCATGATCAGTCGATATCACGCGGACTCGCAATTGGAAGTCAGGTGATGGTCTGCTCGAATTTATGTTTTCACGGCGATCTGGGAAATTGGAACAGCAAACAAACCACTAACATCGCGTATCGGATTCCGGACATGGTCGCCGACGCTGTCGCCGGTTTGGGTAACGCCGGGCGCAAACTAACGATTGATTTTGACTCGTTCAACGCGAAGCAAATTACCCGTGAAACCGGCGACAAGGTATTGCTCGACATATACCGCAGTGGCGGATTCAGCGCGTCGCAAATGGGACGCGCCGTTGACGACTGGGACAAATGTAGCGTGGAGGAGCACACCGCGAACGGTCGTAATCTCTGGTGGCTGTTTTCTTCTTGCACGCATGCGCTCAAGCCTACCGGCGCGAATACGAATCACGGCGACATTCAGCATCGCTCGACAATCGTATATAATAAGATCGCGAACGCGCCGCGCGAATTGCTCGCCGCGTAGTTTATCGCGTCAAAATAACCCAAGCGCCGCTGGGCATCGTTCCAGCGGCGCTTTAATTTTGCCCTGCCTGCCCTGCCTGCCTTGGTGCGTGATAGTGAACCCGTGCATCCTTGTGCCGCGCGCCAGCCGACACGGCGCTCGATCGTATAGCGTCCGGCACCGAGCCCGAGCCCGAGCCCGAGCCCGAGCCCGAGCCCGAGCCCGAGCCCGAGCCC